GGATGCATCAAATCCCATGTACTGTTCAATAAGCCACTTGAAGTCATTGCTGTCAAAAACGGTCTGAACCTTACCATCTTTAAGCTGCATAACTTCTGCCATTATTCGCCCCTTCTTTTCCTGGTCTTTGTGACAGGCTTCGGTTCAGAAAGTTCTTCTTTCGGTTCAGAAAGTTCTTCTTTCGGTTCTTCCTTTGTATCAGATTCACTGGTTTCTTCCTTCGGTGCTTCGGGTTCAGGGGTCTTTTCCTTTCTCTGTCTGCCTTTTCTTTCAGTGGAAGCGGATGCAGCAGGTGCTTCACCGTTCATGACTGCAACTGCATTCTTGTTTGCTTCATCATAGACTTCCAAGAATGCTTCATAATCAAGGGGGATTTCATTGGTGCTGACAGTCAATCTGCCACCGCCAAAGATTACTTCATTGGTCTTGAAGGAAAGTGTTCTAACATCCCCATCAGCAATGACCCTTGCAACAATGTCAACCATACCTGCAACCTTATTTGCAACCTTTTCACGCAGATTCGGCTTGATTGCTGTGATTTTGTCACCGCCTTTTTTGGTGATGTCCTTTGAAGTATCTTCATGGGAAATCAGAATGATATTTTCATAGTCCAGGTTCATCAGCTTCTTCAAGGTTGACAGGAATTCAGTCTGAACCTTATCCCATGCCCTGAAACTGTCATCAGATTCATGGGTGATGCCCATTTGGTCATACATGTACAGTCTGCAATGTTCATAACAATCTTCAAGCAGGTCAACAATGATGGTTTTGAAATCATTGTCCTTCTTTTCCAGTTCTTCAATGACTTCCTTGAATACATCCCAGGCGAATGTTCTTTTCGGTGACATCCTTCCATTCTGTTCAACCTTGTCCTTGATTGCAATGTAAGGGGCATCAACAAACTTGATGTTTCCATCAGTGTTCAGCATCAGTGGGTCAGGGAACTTGTTTGAAAATGTGGTCTTTCCGCTGAACGGTGAACCATACATCCAAATGACTTTCTTTTCGATTTTCGCAATGTTTCTTCTTTCTTTGCTTGGTAATAACATGTAATCAATTCCTTTCTCACAATAATTCTGATATTCGCAATAGTTACATAAGTAACCAGGGTTTTTATTGAAGTCTGTTGCTTCAATAGTGTGCTTTGTGTTCAGTAAGAAGTTGATGACCTTGTTTGGGTCATATTCAATCTGAACCAATTCGGGTTCAACACCCTTCAATTCATCAAAAATTCTTTTTCTGAACTCTGACAAATCTTCTGTTTTCTTCTGTTTAATGCTGACCTTTGGCACAAACAGGAAGAAAAGGTTTCTGATGTACTTGCCAGGGTTGCACTTCTCAAAGAAATATTTGTACAGGTGTAACTGGTCTGACTGTTTGTAATTGCTGATATTGTTGGAATACTTGAAGTCATAGATGTCATATTGATTCGGAACTTCTGAATCATGGAACATTGTCACTGGTGCAAGAAGGTCAATATAACCAATGAAATCTTCTGTTGAAATCTTAACTTCAAAATTTCCTTTTGGAATCAGCTTTGCTGCCCTTGGTATCAAGTATTCAAGCTTGATTGATTCGTTTATGTGGTCATCTGTGATAATCGGGTATGACATAAAGTATTCATCCAGTGCCTTTGCCACACCCTTTTCCAACCCTGTATGAAGTGCTGTGCCAACAATAAGTGGACTGTCAGCATTTTCAGGCGGTAAGGTCAGTATTTTGTCACAATATCGCAGCTTGTACTTGAATGGGCATTTTTCAAAGCATTCAATCCTTGAATGTGAACATTGCATCTTTTCACCCCTTTCACTATGTTTTGAAATTGTTCAAATCCTTTCGGATACAGAACCAAACCGATTCCATTTGACCCATTGATTGCTGCTGTGTTTTTAAGCTGCAAGTCAGATGGTGTTCCTGCATCACCTTTCAGTTCAGCACTGATGAAGATGCCATTCACACAAATCAACAAGTCAGGAATACCGCTTTTCTGATAACCGCCACCCCAAGTTTTCAAGTACCATCCGCATTCAAGAACTTTTTTCTTGTCCTGTGGTGTTCCTGCTGAATAGATGCCTTCTGATTCAAGCCATCTTTTGACCTTGTTTTCAAACCGTTTTTCACTGCCCACTTGCAACACATCCTTTCAAAGCTTCTTCAACTGTCAGTCCTCTTTTTAGCCTTGATTGAAAGGTTGTTCTTTTAACACCAAATAGTTCAAACACTTGTGATTGATAGAATGTAATTCCTTGATATTTATATTTTGGAACGCAATCTTTGTTAATGTTTTGAACTTCAATAGTCACCCATCTACAATTGTCAGGTTCATAATTTCCAATCCCATTGCACCTGCCTGATATTGCACCAGGGTGATTGAATCTTCTTCATTTTCATAAGCAGTCAGGTCTTTGACATGACCATTCACCTGTGACACTGGTCTTTCAAGTTCCGCTGCTATTCGTTGAAGTGCATCCAGTTCTGCATTGAAGTTATAGAAAACAATCAGCCTATCTTTGGTACTGGATGCCAGGTCTTTGAAGGCTTGAAGCTTGTCCTTGTTGTAGTGACCACACAACATCCTGGATTACAACCGCTTTGTCAGTGTACTGTCACCAACAAGTTCAGTTCCTTCAATTGTAACAAGACCCTTTTTTCTGAATTGGATGTACTCTTTGGTTTTCGGCACTGTTATTTGAATAAAAATTTGTTCAGGAAGGTTAAAGCATTCTTCTGTTTTCAAGAACACAGAACCATAGTCACGCATCTTTTGTTTCAATCGGTCAACATTCTTGTATGGTTCTTCTTTGTCAATTACAAAGTGGATGAACCCATCTGTTTTAACCTTGACCCAGTTCACATATTGTCTATTGTAAAGTTCTTTGCTGATTGACCATCCAAGCAGGTTCATCTGTGACCATAGGTTTTCATACTTGCCTGATGTCGGTGTTCCTGAAAGAAGAATCACATTGTCAGGCTTCATTTTCAGGATGAATTTTGACCGTTTTGCTGTGTCATTCTGTATCTGTGATGATTCATCAAGCATCATGGTGAAATGCTCTAATTGAAGCAGTTCTGACCTTCTGAACACCAAATCATAATTGATGATGCCAACTGTCATTGTTACACCAGGATAGCCTGCCCATGCTGTGTCATGTGAAAGGAAATCTTCAAGTTGCTTTTTATCGGTTAAGTCATATATCCTGATTCTTGGATAGTGGTCTTTGCAATGCTGTATCCAATCATTTATTTTCGATTTTTGACAGACAAGAACATTTGTGTCTGCACCAAGCTGAACCATTTTTTCTGACCCGACAAATGTTTTGCCAAGACCCATGTCCAAGTAATATGCAACCCTGTTGAACTGCCGTGTTTCTTCAAGGGTTTTGATTTGGTGTGGGAATAACTGCATCAGTCATCATTCCTTTGATTCCAGGCTTTATAAGCATCCATCTTATTGGGGAACTGACCAATATTGGCATTGCATTCAGAGCAGGTAACACCATAGTTGCCATTGTCAAGTTCAAATTTTTTCATAATATTCAATCCTTTCATTTAACTGGAATTCCGGTATATTCACTAAATTTCTTTGGTGATATGTAATAACTGAACCGTTTGCCGGAAATCTTGACTGCATAGCCAAATGGGAATATTCCGTTTTGCAATCCAACTCTGATGAACTGTTTACCTACACCCATCAGCTTTGCAGCCCTGTCAATCGGCACATTGATTATTTTTGAAGTTGCAGCTTCATCACTTTCAATCAGCCATTCTTCAGATACATTCAAGGCATTTGCAATGATAGTTAATGCTTTCTGACCAGGCTTGTTTTTACCGGATAAATATTGACTGATTCCTGACCTTCCAATTCCGGTCATAGATGACAGGTCAGCTTGCGTGATGTTCTGTTCATCCATTGCTTTTTTCACTCGCTGTGAAAAACTCATTTTTTCTTCATCCTCTCAAATTTGATTTAGTTTTCAACCTTTTTTGTAGAATGTCATTCTACTTTATCGGCAAAAAAAATTGTGTTTATATCTTCATCCGACAAATGAAGCACTGCTGCCAATTTTTTGATTTCGCTTGCTTTGAATTCAGATTTGTTATTCACTTTATAGTTGAATGTGGCAAGTCTAATTTCAAGGATATCTGCAAGCTGTTCCTGGGTCAACCCATTTTCAACAATTTTGCCTTTCAGCTTTTCACGGTTTGTCATGCTTTTACCTTCCTTTCTTAAATATAAATATTGTTATTGCAGTCAAATATCATTCAAAGCAATTCTTCTGCAACATCAACCACAATTGAATTACCTGCCATTTTATAAAGTTGGGAATCACTTATCTTGTTATCAACCAATACCTGCCAATCTGAATCTTCAAAACCCATCAATCTGAAACACTCTTTGGGTGTGTACTTTCTTGCAATATCACCAACCGGAATCTTTGGAATGGTGTTACCTGACTGACCAGTTGGGATTGTTGGTGAACAACCATAAGGACTGTAAACTCTTCTGCAAAGGTCATGACCATTTAAATCAACAGAACCAATTCTTAAAACATTATATCAATTTCACTATAACCAATAAGATTAAAGTCAATATTTAGGTTTCTCAGTGCCTTTTCAAAAGCACCTATTCCGCTAAAAAGACTTAAATAATGTAGCACTTTACTTTCACCCCCTTTCTTTTCAATAATTTTTCAGATTGGTTGAATGGGGATTGTTCCATTCGTGTCTGATAATATTTCATTTTCAAGGTGCTTTTCTGCACTCTGCATTTATCAGGGCTTGTGACCTGCACTTGAAGCGGCTGCATTACAGATGGGGGAAGTTGCAGCTTCAACCCCACATATATTCAATTGGTTTTCAACTCATC